ACAATCCCAAGGCGTGTAAAAGCCCTTGGAAGAAATTTATTTAGTTCCGACATGACAGCTTTCACAGACAGGTTTCCAAGAGTTATTTTGGTTGCCATGTTGCGACACTGCCATGGGCAGGTGATTTCAGAAAATTGGAATACAATAATGTCAGAGACGGTTTTTAAAACCAAAAGTGGTAACGACATTAAATATGAAGTCGGAAACCCAATGGGAGTATTAAGTTCTTGGCCAATTTCTACAGGAGGCCACCATCTTATACATGAATATGTACAGTATAAGTTGAAGATACGTAAACACAAGTATCTTGTACTAGGTGACGATTCGCTTATAAAAAGTGAAAAAGCACAAAAATATTACTTAAAAGTTATCAATGAATTAGGTATTAAAATTTCTTTACCCAAGTGCACCAGTTCTTATAATGGGCATGCAGAATTTGCGAAACGCTTATTTGGTTCGGAAGCAGAGTATACAGGATTACCCATATACTTGCTTAAAAATTTACATAAACATCCGGAACAAATTCTTGAACTAGTAAAAATGGCTCGGGAAAGAGGTTACAGTGATGAAATTCTAGGTCGTCGTATATTAAATCTATTAGAGCTTAAGCAGTTTGATAGTAGTACGCGAAAGATAATAGTTGACATACTGTCTCTATCAGAACGGGTGTCGGGTTTTCGACCGCTATTCCAAGCGAAAGAATACTCAACAGAAATGTTTGAAGCGCCCCTTAGGGTTGACAACAAAGAATCCTGGTCCGGTTTATTTAACGGACTACCGATAGAGGTCCAAGATAAATACATTGCGTATGCAAATGATATGATCTTCTGGGAAACAGCACGAAAACTTAACTTGAATTCGCCTAATACACATGTCAAAGGGAAAGTAAATACTGTATGTAACATACAGCCTCATCATCCTTTAGTATTTGCGTTTTATAGCAAACTAAACGATTATTTGGAGGGTGTTCCTACGGTGCCCGACACGAATGTTTCGAATGAAAACAATGGTCCGGAAGTAGATTTTAATGCTTATACAATATATGAAGCATGGATGCGAGGGGAATACCGCTATTTAGCAAGACTTCCTTCCATCGATACCTATAATTATAACACAGTGTCACATAAAGTGACGGCGTGCAAATATGAGGTACTCAAAAAGGCGATATTATTACTAAAATCAGATAACGCAAACATATTTTTAAACCCTGTCCTAAAATTGTCAGATGACGAACTTTATGACATAGGATTTGGGAGTTTACAGAAAGCTCTTGGCATTTCAGAGTAATAGCAGAAATATGTATTAATATAACTATACATATAATGCACATTTGTCCTAGTAAAGTTAATTTATAACTAAACATAGCTTCGAACTCACGTCAGTTAAGCAC